ATACCCGCCACTTCGCCAGCTTCGGATGCCAGACCAAAGACTGCGTGACGCAGCATATCTTCCTTCTGGTCATAGGGGATACTGCAAGTGCGGATAGCAAGGTTCTGATACTCATTACCGTTCATGGTTGTTTTCCTCCTTCATGTAGTTACGCATTTGTGCGGTTGCTACTACCCCGGCGATAAAGCCCAGCAGCAGGACAACCGTGTAGAAAATCAGGAGAACCACCACAGCTATCAATACTTTCATGGTAGTAACCTCCTTTACACTTTGAAAATCCGCGATGCCATCATGTCAGCGGTATGGGCGAACAGGACGTTAGGGCAACTTTCAATGGCAGCACCTACGTTGTTCCACACATCTTCACCCTCATAGGCTCCCATGTGCCAGCGGATGCACAGCATTTCTTCCCCGGTCAGGTCAATGCACTTCTGCGCAATGATGACGGACTTATCGCCGTGACCTGTCAGAATGAGGTTCTTGCGGTACTCAAAGGAACCGTCAGGCTTGCGGTCATACTGGTCACACTTGCACAGGTCATGCAGCATACCTACGATGTAGGGACTACGCTTGTGTTCCCATTTCAGACCCAGCTTGCGGGTCAGCATCACAAGGGACTCCGTAACCAGCAGGCTATGGTCAAACAGACCACCGGGGTAATTACCGTGATACTTCGTGGACGCAGGAGCGTCAAAGAACCCCAGAGATAAGAGGTTATCACGCAGGATTGCTACCTGCTCATAGGGCATTGCTTCTCCCATCAGGGATGTAAACCGGGCAACGCGGTCTTTCTTCTTCATACTGCTACTCATAGCATCTTCTCCTTTTCTTTGTGAACTTAATTCTGAGGGGAAGCATTGGAGAGTTTGGGTGTAGACCCTCCCTCTCCAAATGCTTTCCAGAGGGGTTAGCCCAGGATGGAGTTCAGGTCGAACTTCTTACCCTTCTGGGCAGGGGCAGGGGCAGCGGTCTTAGCCGCAGGAGCGGAAGCAGGCTTCTCCGCAACGGGAGTATCAAAGCCGTCCGCAGGTTCCTTGTTACCCAGACGCACAAAGTCCAGGAACTTGCCGGGAGTGCGGTTGCTCTCCACCTTCTCATGGTCTACCTCGCAGCGGATGTAGCAACCAACCAAATCCTCATGGTCGATTTCCGTCAGACCGTAGTCATTGAGCGCGGTCTTTGCGAAATAGGAGAACGCGTTCAGACCACCCTGGTTGGGTTCGCCGTCCTTGTTCAGCAGGGAGAAGCGTTCAGTGTGCTTCTGTCCAGCCGCGTTCTGCATGGTAACCTCCATCTTACCAAAGTCCTCCTTGTATTTGACCTCAGTAATCAGGAACACGTGAATACCCTTCGGAATGAGGGTAAAGCCATCAGTCAGACCAATCTTAGCCATTGTAATTTCCTCCTTGAGAACGCCGTTTGGCGTTGTTATTGTGATTAGAATATTTGCTCTTGTAGGCGCAGGACACGTTGACGTAGACCATAACGCCGATATACAGTGCCATTTCCACAAACAGGGTGGTCAGTACACCGAAAACGAATGGGTTAATGTACATGGTTACTCCTTCTCTTTGAGTGTAAGACGATAGGTAACAGTTTCAGCAGTCTTGTACTTATCCAGTACGCCGTCCTTCTTCATCGCAGCTTCATCAATCTTCTTGGTGACACTGCGGGAAGTAACCCAGTTATACTTGGAACCCTCCATGATGACCTGCTTATCGCCATCGCGGAACTTCGCGGTACAGGCTTCCTTGATAAGGTCTTTGAGGGTTTTCAGCCGCTTTTCATCAGCGGCGGTTTCCTCTGCAACCTTGTCCAGTTTCGCCTGCAACTGCTCCGCTTCGGCAATCATCGCATCAAGGTCACTGTCCGGGGACAGGTTGTTTGCGCGGAGAACCTTGAGGATTTCAGCGTCCTTCTTCTCGTCATACTTCGGAGAAACGCCGCCCTCCACGTGTTCCTTCCACCACTTCTCCACCTTCTTGATGGTCTTAGCCATGTTCGGGTAACGCTCCGATACCTTGAAAGAACGCTCAAAGGTATTGTCCGGGGTTACAATGAACGCTTCGGGGTTCTGGTAGTCCTTGTCCTCAAGGACAGTACAGACCATGATAACGTCATCCACACCCAGCAACCAGGCGTACAGTGCAGCCTGCAAAGCGTAGTATTCAGGAATATCCTCAAGCCAGTCCTCACTGCGCTTCGTGGTTTTCATCTCAAGCACCGTGGTAGGCTTGCCGTTCTTATCGGTGAACAGGTAGTCCCACATGCCGCCGAAAATGGGTTCATCCTTGAAGAAATCGCCCCAGGTTTTCTTGAAGTAGTCCGCTCCGTACACATCGGTAGGAGAGGTCAGGTTCTTCCAGAAATACTTCTCCTTCATGTAGTCAGCCTGCTTCGGTTCGATAGCCTTACCTGCCAGGGTGTAGATGGTATCCTCAAAAGGTTCCTCATAGGTACGGGTGATTGCACACCAGGCATTGAACGGGGTAGTCCACGCGTTCAGACCCATAATGGCGGCGAAACGCGTACCCGTACACTTCTTAGGCTTCGCCGGGGGTGTGATGGAAATGGTGTTATTGTCATTCCACTTCATAGAATTGTCCTCCTTATCTTAGTAAACGAACTTGCGCCAGTTCAGAGAAAAGAAACTCTGACCATTTGCGCCCTTACGGTTGATGTGCTGGTAACCAGCACGTTTCATGTTGGCACGTGCCACACTACGCTTGAGTTTCCGCATCTTTGGTTCCCTCCAATTCCACAGCCTTGTCCAGATACCAACGTGCTTTCTTAATATCCTCAAGACCGTTCTTTCTCTTGTGACGGTAGAGATACTTGAGTGCATTGCAAATGCAGAAGTCAATGGTGGACTCCACGCCCTGCGTTTCTACCATCACGTCAATGCACTCAAACTTCCCGGTTTCATAATGGGAAGGATGGTTGACCATATCAGCCATCGTTACGCTCCGTACTGGGAGATGATTTCCGCAATGTTCTTGCAGAGTTCAACGCAGGCAGACGCGGCGATGTTGGTAAAGCCATCGGTTTTCAGCGCAATCTGCTGAACAAATTCCTCCTGTTCCTCGTCCTTGTCCATCAGGTCACGGCACAGGGTCTTGAGTTCGGCAATCTGTTCCTCAGTGGCAGCACCGTCAGCCCCGGTCAGTTCCTTCTTGGCTTCCTGACGCTCTGCGGTAGTAGCAGGGGCTTTCTTCTCCTTCTTGCCCTTCTTGGCAGCAGGAGCGGCGGCAGCGGCTTCCTCTGCGAACTCGTTAGGTTCATCGGTGTTGTCCTCGGAACCCAGGGTAGCGTCTACGTCATCAGGCTCCGTAATATCCAGCACAGCCATCCACAGGTAGCGGCGCAGGTAGGTGATGGAGGAACCCAACGCCTGCATGGGGTTGGTGACTTCCTTGCCCTGGTTGCTGATAATGGGCTTGACCTCGCGGTAGGGAACCACAAAGGTAACCGGGGGTTCATCCAGATTGTCCACGTTGTAGACGTTCATCATCGCCATCTCGTTAGTGAACTGGATATTGGTGGTCAGACCCACACGGGCGAAAATGCGGATTGCCGGGGGTACAATGTCCTCCAACTCAAAATACTTGAACTCAAGGTGCATGTTCTTACCAGACTTCTGCACCTTCTGGTTCAGGAAATACAGACGCGCTTTTGCCAGCTTCTGACGGGCGTTCATGCCCTCATAGATATTAGCCATTGCTATAATCCTCCTTATTTCTTGTAATCTTCAATTACAGTGATGCCATACTCAATGGCGCAGGTGTTCTCAATCTTGCAACCACGGGCTTCCTGCCAGCCTTTAGCGAAATAGGCTACATCGGCAGTTGCCAGCAGTTTCAGGGACTCGCCCAGATACCACAGGGGTTTCGCTTCCGCAGGTGCGTTCTGGAAGAAGGAGTCAATGACCTCCACTTCCTCACCCAGCAGCTTTTCCGCAGACTTGATAGCCTGCTCACGCACAGCCAGGATTTCAGCATCCGTCTTGTCACGCATGGGCTGAGAGATAAACAGTTTCTTCATGGGTATATCCTCCTTTAGAGATTTTCTAATAGTGCCAGGGTTTTCTTCTTGATGGTGTTGATTTTGCGGGTATTCTTCCGTGGCGGCTTTACACCCATGAAATCATTGATGTACTTCTGTGCCTGCTTCAAATACCATCTGCGGTCAACCACATCAATAGAGAGTCGGTTGTTGTTATCCACGATGCAGTGTTTGGGTAGACTCGGCACTTTGGAGTCTGCACCTGTCACTGAATGGGTTTTGTAGAGAGTGCCGCAGTTCAGGTCATCCGTGGCGTACACCCGGTTCACCTTCTGGACAGGGATTTTTTCTTCCCCTATCATCTGGTAGCACGTGCTGTACTTACCGCCTACTTTGGAAATCAACTGGAAGTCCAGTATGTTGTCACTGGCAGCAATCGTTTCCTCTGGGGAAGTACCGTCTACAAAGAACTGCTGGATAGCCCTTGCGATGACCACCGCATTGTTGTTGATGTTGAACGCGCCGCCGTTCATGTTGTCCCATGCAGGCAGACCCATTTCCGTAAAGTCCATATTGGCGTTGGTCAGAATACCTCTGACAAGCTGACCGCCCTTGACCTTCGGCTTGCCGCCACCCACGGGGATTTCCACGTAGTTGTTCACGTCCTTCTGGACTATCTTCTGGATGAAATCTTCTTCCAGTTCAAAGCCCGTCCTATCCTGCCACTCCTGCGTAATCTCCTGCCACTTGGCTTCATCGGAGTTATCAAAGCTGACCATGATACCATCCGTGTTAAGCTGGATGATTTTCAAGGTAGGACACTCACGTACCAGGTGTACGGAGAGTTCCAGCAGAAGCAACTGTCCAGTGATGCACACTGACCGTCCCATCAGCGGGTCATACAGGTCATTGTAAGATACGCCGTTCTTGCCGTTGAGCATCGTGCCGTAGGTGGTGTTGAGTACCAGCTTGAGCGCGTTTGCCGTATCCTTATCGCCAGACTTTTTAGCCTTAACTCTATCCTCAAGGGTCTGCACAAAGACTTCCGGGGACGGGATGTTTCGGCTGCAAAATCCGTACTTCTGACCTGCGGACAGCGGAATGGTCATCAGGTGCGGGTAGTAACTCGCAACGTCCTTGTTGCGAATGGAGCGGGTGTCCGTAGCTTCCTCCGTGTAGGTAGGAATTGCACCGTGGATACCGCCGTAGGCGATGGTGCAGGGACACACACCCACCATGATTTCAAGGCTTGCGCCTTTGACCTTCTTACCGTGTTCGTCATAACCTCCGAACAGGTCAATGTCTGGTACGGTAGGGTCATGCAGGCGGTCAAAGAAATCAAAGACCTCCTGCGGGATGTACTCACGCAGCAGCTTGTCCGGGTACTGATAGTTCCGTTCATCTGTCCACGGGGTACGGGGCTTCTGGGCTTGCAGGTACACAGAGGTCAGCTTCGCGTTGGTCATGTACATAGCCTTACGCTCGTCAATCCCTCGGACTCTGCCCAGAGTAGCCTTATTCTTGAGGTAGTTCACCCTGATTTTGTAGAGGATTTCCGTAGCATCCACGTCATACTTACAGTATTTGATGGTCTGCTCAAGTTCCTCTGCTGTCAGTCTGCGGGTGATGTTGAAGTCCACTTCCGTTTCCTCAATGGGGATACCCAGGTGGGCTTCAACGCCCTTCAAGGAAGTGCCGTCCTGACAGTCATCCATCAGGTCAAAGCTATGGAAGTACA